ACTGAATATCATTTAGATACTAATTCTTTAAAAATGCAACCTTTTGTTAATTTAAAATCATTAGCATATTTGAAAAAAGATAAGAAAAAGAAAGATAAGATATTATCACAATTACTATCACCAAAAGCACCTTTTTATAAAAAAGTTGGTAATTTATTATATAAATCTGCTGTTGATACTGTTTTTACAAAAAAACCTTATGTTGGTAGAAATCTAAAAAAACCAAAAGATATTATTGTTCAAAAAGAAGATGATAAACCTAAAAAAATACAGGAATATGCATTACAAGTTAATCCATTAATTGTTAAAAATAAAATAAAAACATTGGAACATTATAAAGTTAAAAATCCAAAAATTGAAATAGAATCTGAACAGGAAGAAGAAATTAAAGAAGATAAACCAAAATTATTTGATAAAGTTAAAAATTTATTTTCAGCAGTTTCTAAAGGTGTAACAGATAAAACTAAAAGTTTTTTTACAACAGCTTCTAAAAAGGTACCAGAGAAACCAATAGCAAAATTACTGACTTTAAATGATTTAATACAAATATCATTTAAAATAAAAGAAGAAATAGAAAAAATACAAAAAAAAGAAGTTGAAAAAGTTTTTGAAAAAAACATAAAAAAAGAACAAGAAGAAGAGATTAAAAAAATATTTGATATTGATTCTATAGTGAATTTAATGAAACTAAAATATGAAAAAGATAGAAAAGAGAATGAAATAAAACAATTAGAAAAATTAGAAAAGAAACATACAACTGCGGATAAAGATGCACTAAAGAAATTAGAAGATGATTTTAATCAAAAAATAAAAGAAATTAAAAAAATAGATGAAGATATAAATGAAATAAATAAAAAAATATATAAAAATGAAATACTCAAAAAATTAAAGGAGGATAAAATTAGAATAGATTATAAAATTGAAGAATTAAAAAATACAAATAAAAAAACAAAAGAAACTATTGATGCAGAATTAAAACAAACTAAAAAAGATATAAAAGAATTACAGAAAAAAACAGAGCAAAAAATTAAACAACATTATGAAACATTTTATAAAGAATTTTTAGAAAAATATAAAAAACATTTAAGTGAAGGAGAGAATGAAAAATTGGATAAATATTTTAAAGAAGAAAAGGATAAATTAGTAAAACTTTAAAAAGAAAAAGAAGAAATAAAGAAGCAATTTGAGAAGAAACGAGAAGAAAAAACAACAGAAATAAAGAAACTATTTGAAGAATTAAATAAAAATAGAAAGAAAAAAGCTAAGGAAATACAAGTTAAAGAAGCTAAAGAAAAAGAAGCTAAAGAATTAGAAAAAGCAAAAGCAGAAGCTATTAAATTAGCAAATGAAATTAAAGAATTACGAAAAAAGCGTGAAAAAGGGCAACCAGATGTAAAGACAGAAGCTAAAGTATATGCACAACTTAAAAAAGATATTGATGATATTAATATACTTGAACCAATATTTGAAGAAAGTGATGATGATGAAAGTGATGTTGAAAGTGATGAAGAAAATATTTTTTTTGACATTACTGATGAAGAAAATGAAGATATAATTAAAAAAATAAAAGAAGAAAAATATAAAAAAGTAAAAAAATTATATGAAGAAAAAATAAAAAAATTAAAAAAAGAAAATGAGATTAAAGATGATAAATTTAAAAAGCATTTTGTATTTGGAAAAGAATTTAAAACAAAAAAAGAAGTAGATATATATGAAATAGAGAAATTATTAGAAGCATTAGAATTACAATATGAACTTAATAAAAAATGGGAAGATTATAAGAAACAAAGAATTATTGAGAAAGAATGGGAAAAAAAGGAACGAGAAATGCTAAATATAAGTAAAACTCAAGAACAGGAGAAGGAACGGGTGAAAGATGATAAGAAGAAGGAACAAGAGAAGGAACGGGAGAAGGAACGAGTGAAAGATGATAAAAAGAAGGAACCAGTTAAGGGAAAACCAACGAAATTAACTATAAAAGATTTTAATGAGAAAAATATTAAAAAATTATATGAAAATATTTTAGAAAAATATAGAATTGAATTAGATAAAAAGAAGAAAGAAAAGGAAAAGGAATTAAAGAAAAAATATAGAAATGATAAAAAATTAAAAGAATATTTAGAAGAATATCAAGAAGAATTAGATGAAATATATGAATTAAAAGAAAGAGAATTTAAAGAAGAATATGATGAATATGAAAACGAGTTATATATATTAAATAATAGAAGAATTGAATTGGAAAATTTATTATTAAAATTAAAAACAATTCATATTGAAAAAGAAAGAATAATAAAAGAAGCAAAAAAAACATTTTTATTAAAAATGAAAGAAGAGAAGGCAAAGAAAGAAAAAGAAGAGAAGGAAAAGAAAGATAAAGCTGAAAAAGAAGCAAAAGAAAAGAAAGAAAAAGAGGAGAAGGAAAAGAAAGATAAAGAAGATATTGCAAAGAAAGAGAAGGCAAAGAAGGAAAAAGAAGAGAAGGAAAAGAAAGAGAAGGAAAAAGAGGAAAAATTTAAAAAAATATTACAAGAAACAATAGATAAATTAAAGCCTGATGTTAGTAAATTACCTGCTACAATTAAAACACGTATAATACCTGAATTACCTAAAAATAAATTAGATCAAATACTTGAAGAAGGTTCATATAAATCTTCAAAACCAATTCTTGAAATTGGTAAGAAAAAGAATTCATCATCAAACCCATTAGAAATAGGATCTTTTTTTAAATTTGATAAGATTAAACCAACAGATGTTAAACCACCTGTAGTTGTTAAAACACCACCACAACCACCTAAACCAATTAAAACACCATCACCACCACAACCAGTTAAACCAATTAAAACACCAACACTACCACAACCAACTAAACCGGTTAAACCAGTAAAACCGGTAAAAATAACAATTAAAAAACCAGTTAAACCGGTAAAAATAACAATTAAACCGGTTAAAACACCACCTAAACCTGCTAAACCGGTAAAAATAACAACTAAAAAATCACCAATTAAACAAGTTAAACAAATATCACCTAAACCAGTTGTTAAAACACCAACACCACCTAAACCAACTAAACCAAAAAAACCAACTAAAGAATCACCTGAAATACTTGCGATGTTTCAAGATAAAAAACCAAATATAATATGTCCTCCTAATAAAATATTAAATCCAAAGACTAATAGATGTGTTGATAGAAATGGAAAGATTGGCAAAGAGCTTCTTAAATTATTGTAGGATCATAGAATTTATTTTCAAATTCTAAATCTTCAATATCTTTAATATGACTTTTTGTTTGTTTATTATAAAAAACAATAATTTCTTCATTTGAAACAATTCTAAATTTTTCATTTATTTTTGTTCTCATATACCAATTATTTATACCTCTTTTTATTAATTTAAAGATTCTTGCATTTTTATTATCAACCTCTAATTTAATACCTTTTGATGTTTGCTTATATCCAATGATGCCAATATCTCCACTATGCTCTTTTTTATGACAATCTTCACAAATACAAATAAGATTATGTTTTATATTTTTATCAAAATTATCAAATTTACCGTTTTTATCAGAAGCTATTTGATAATTAATATGATGTGTTTCTTTTCCTTTATTAACTTTGCAAACTTCGCAAATATCTAAATAAATATTTGAATTATAATTAGAATTTTTAGTATTTACAATTGTATTATTAATTCCTTGAAGTTCTTTTTTTATCATTTCTGCATTTTTCATAAAAGATAATGGTAAATCTAATGATTTGCAAACATCAATACCATAAATATTTGATCCTTGACCCTCTTTTAATTTCCTTTCATAAATAATCTTATCATCTATTATATCAATATGCATGTGATAAACTCGGAGTTCATTATCTATCTTTGGTTTTAATAATGAAATTGATGTTAATTCATGTAAATGACTGGTGAATATAAAAGATGATTTCTTTTCAATTAATTCATTAATAGCTGCTGAAACTATACATAATCCTGAAATCGCCTCAGTTCCGCAACAAATTTCATCACCAATAATAAGACTGTTTTTATCTGCCCTTTGAAGGATATTTCGAAGTTCTGTCATTTCAACCACAAAACTACTCATACCTTTATAAATATTATCATTACCACAAATACGTGTCATTATATGATTGTAAGGTGTAAATTTAAAAATGGAGGCAGGAACAAACATTCCAGCTTGTGCCATTATAATCGCAAGTCCAATTGCTTTCATAAATGAACTTTTACCAGACGAATTAATTCCATATAATAAAATACCAGATTGATTTAAGGAAAGGTCATTTCCGATATATTCAACATCAGTTGAAATTCTTTCAATAATCGCATGTCGTAAATTTTGAGCATCAATATAAGAATTATTGGAAATCATATCAATTTCGGGTTTATGATAGCAATAATCAAAAGCATTTCGGGCATTACAACTATTAATATCAAGATCAATTAATTTATTAATGATATTTGCTAATTTATTTTTATTTTTATTAAGAAATTCTTCTAAAAAATTTAAATATTCTTTACTTACATTTATTTGAATTTCATTTAAAGTTGTTTCAATTATTCTTGATGCCTCATTGATTTCAGGCGAAAGTAATTTATAATTGCTATTTGCAGTAGAACTCAATTTCTTTTCAAATTTAGACATAAACCCCTTATTCTTCTTTAATGCATTATCAAATCGTTTTTTAGTGATTGTAATAAAATAGCCTTCGTTTGAATTAAAATCTAATTTACAATTGCTATTATTATTAGTATCATCAATTTTGCAAATAGTCATTACTTGGTTTTCTAAAAATTCCATCTTTTCCTTATAAATCTCAGTCATCTTGTCGATATATTCCAAATATCCACATCTAAACACATTACTTTTAATATCATTCAAATTATATTTAGAACATTCGTCAATGTTAAGTATTTCTAAATCTTTGAGAAGTTCATAAATTTCATTAATAATCTTAATTGACTCTTCATCATTAATTACATTAAAAGCTTCAATAGCCGATTCAAATGAATTGATAATAGAACCCCATTCAGACGGATGCAGTTTTTTAAGAAGAATCTTTCTTTTTACTCTTTCCAAATCAATTATATTATTTAACTTTTTATTAATTATTTTAAATTTATTTTCTTTTAAAATTTCATCAATTTTATTATAACGATTATTTAACTCATCTTTATTATTAATGGGGTTTAAGAGTCTTTCTTTAAATTGTCTGGAACCAAAAGCAGTCGAACATCTATTTAAGATTTCAATTAATGGTCTTTCTGTTTCATTATGACTTATGATATTTAATTGTAATGAACTATTATATTCGATTGTTAATGTTTGCGAATTTTCGAGTAATTCCGGAATATTTAATTCACGAATAATTTCAGAATTATGTTCAAAAGCAAATTGAAGCATACAACAGAAACACAAACGACCAATTGAATATTTTTCTAAATTCAAAAATTCGACAATAGAAAGCATTGAATCATTTTCAAAAGATTTTTCTAAAATCTTATTTTGATATTCAAGTTTTTTAAAATGAACATTTAAATCATAATTATCCCATTTAGTATGAATTAAATAATTACCTGAAATGATTAATAAGATTTGTTGTTTATTGGTATCGCTTATTTTATCAGATAATAATAAAATTTCGGTTGGATTATAAGTAGTCAAAATTCTATAACATTCATCTAATGTAAATTGTGGGTCAGTTTTAGATGTCCCATTTTCATAAATGAATGATTTACCGGTTGTCAAATCAACACCACTAATACCAACCATCAATAAACCCAAAATTTCTTCAAAATAAAAAACAAGAATATAATTACTTTTTCTTGAAGTTATATTAAAATTGGTTGCAGGACTTATGATATCTGTTATTTTTCTTTCAGGGTTCGGTGGTTGTGTTATCTGATCAATTTTTACAATTGTATAATTATTTTGAAGTAGGATTTGTAAGAATTTATCTAACGCCCATATCGGAAATCCAGCCATCAATGGATTATTCTTTGAAACCTCCTTAATCGCCTTATTTTTCCGTGATATTTGAATATTGCAAATGTCACCTATTTTATAAATAAACGGGCAATTTTCATTAATCGAATATAACTCATAAAAAGAACCGACTTGCATTAAAATTAATGTATTCGCACCATATTTATTCTTATATTCAATATCTTTCTCTAAATAATCATCAATAATCATTGAAGCTATTTTTAAATTAACTGTCATTAATAATTATCATTAATTTCTTAAATCTTTTTCGTTAATGAAAATAGAAAGATGGAATTAGGAATAAAAGAGATATTACTTTTAATTATAAATGAGATTGCATTTTCAACATTAATTTTCATTTGGTATGTCTTATATCGTTTTGGAGTTATTGCCGCAAATCCATTATTTGCATTATTAATAACTTTAATTCAAAATTTAGTAATATTAACTATTTTAATAAAGAAAAAACAAATTAATCGCACAAATATCATAAGATTTGCATTTATCCTATTTATCCTCAAAGTCCTACCACTCCTCTATTTCTTCCCCAATTATCTTGATTTTACTATTAAAGATGTTTTCATCCTTATTTATATGTATTTAATTTATATAATTGCAATAGTTATAATTATAGAAGTTTTTGATATAGATGTTAAAATTGATAAAATAGTTTATAATGATACTATTGGAGATAGTTATGAAAAAGCACATACTACACGCATTTTTGATTTTACTTATGATGAAATAATTCGCAAGATTATTGGTTAATTATTCCTCTTCAGAACTCATTGATGATAATGATGAATTATCTTCTTTTTTTGATTATTATCATTATTATCATTATCATCATTATTATCATTATCATCATCACTATTAAAAGGAGCAAAGCCAGTATCAAAATTATCATTTATTTTTGATAAGACGGTTGGGTCAATTTCTTCTTCTTTTTCATTATCATTATTAGTATTATCATTATTATTAGAATTAGAATCTTTATTTTTATTTCCTGAACCGCCTTGTTGTTTATTGAGGTTTAAGAAACCAGTTAAATTTAATAAAGAAGGTATTGAAGGTTTTAAATAAAAGAAACCGATTGTAACCACTAAATAAACGATGAAAAATAATAAGATATTTGAGATTTTGAATAAGTTAAATGGTTCTTGATATGGATCTTCTTCTAAACTATTTCTATATTTATTATATTCAGCATATTGAATTATTATAAATATTATTATTGAAGCAAAAATTGAAGTTATATAATATTCCATATCTAATAATTAATTAATGATTAATTATATATAAATATACGCATTATTATTATAATTATTAGTATAAAATGAAGTTAGAATTAAAAAAATTTGACCCTTCATCAATTAAAAGTGATTCGGTCGTTGTTTTTATAGGAAAACGAAACACCGGCAAGTCTTATTGTATGAAAGATATTTTAAGTTATCATAAAGATTTACCAGTAGGTATTGTTATCAGTCCCACTGAAACCGCTAATAATTATTTTGAAAAATTTATTCCAAATATGCTTATATATGATGAATATGAACCAGCAATTGTTAAGAAATTTTTAGATAGGCAAATTAATATAAATAAGCAAAAAAGCGATGCTTTAAAGAAATATGGGACTTCAGATATCGATAGTCGAGCTTTTTTAATTCTCGATGATTGTCTTTATGATAAGAGCTGGCCTACTGATAAAAGTATTAGGAGTATTTTTATGAATGGGCGACATTATAAAATTTTCTTTTTAATTACAATGCAATATTGTCTTGGTTTGCCTCCAATTTTAAGAGCAAATGTTGATTATGTCTTTATTTTTAAGAATAATTTGATTAAAGAGAGAGAAAAGCTTTATAATCATTATGCGGGGGTTTTTAATAACTTTGAAACATTTTGCACAGTTATGGATAATTGCACTGATAATTATGAATGTTTAGTAATTGATAATAAAGTGCAAAGTAATAAATTGGAAGATCAAGTTAAATGGTATAAAGCAAAAGATGCAGATTTCAAATTATGTACGCCTGAATTGTGGAATCTCTGTGCATTGGAAAAACAACGCAAAGAAAATACCTTATTTTATGAAGATGAAGAAGAGGAAGAACCCTATGACCCAAGTGTATTTATTAAAAATAAGAATAAAGTTAAAGTTAATGTCAAAAAGAAAAATTAATAATTTTAAATAATAATAAGTATATAAATAAAATGAGTTTCGATACAGTAATAATCGGTTCCGGTCCTGCTGGATTGGCTTTCGCAAATTATGCTAAAAATGAAAAGATTTTAATTATTGAAAAAGATGAAGTTATTGGCGGTTGTCATAAAGTAAATAGAAAGAAACACGGAGGCATTTCCTATTTTTGCGAACACGGACCGAGAGTATATCTCAATAATTATGTTAATTTCAAAAGTTTATTAAAAGAAATGGATTTAGATTTTAATAATTTATTTGGTAAAAAATATTCATTATTTTCTTTATTATCCAAAGCAGTTTTTGATGATGGCTTATTGTCATTTACTGAAATTCTTAAATTAACCAGAGATTTCATTTTAATTATATTTAATAATACTCACGGGTCTGATATAAGTATGTTTGATTATATGACTATGAACGATTTTTCCGAAAATTCAATGATTAACATCGATTATTTATGTTCTTCTATTGATGGTGGTAATAGTAAAATGATATCCTTAAATAATTTTATTTCGACAACTATTCAATGCTTACTTTATTCTATATATATACCTAAAATACCTAATGACGAGGGATTATTTAATTATTGGCAAAAGTTTTTAATGAAAAGAAAAGGAGTTCAATTTTTATTAAATTCAGAAGTTGCTGAAATAATTGTTGATGATTCTAATAATAAAAAAATTAAATCGATTAAATTAAAAGATGGCAAAACAGAAATAATTGCTGATAAATTTATTTTTGCAATTCCTCCAGTTAATCAATATAAAATTAAAGGACTTAAAGAAGCTTTTGAATTAACTGAAGATTATGTTGAAAATACTGAATATCTTGAATCAATTACGCTTACATTTCATTGGGATTATAAATTAGATTTAGAAGAGGATTTATCCGTTTTTAATATAAAGACTGAATGGTTTTTGGTTGCTTCGAATATGAGCGAAATAATGACATTTAAGGAACTTAAATCAAAGACTGTTATTAGTTGTGCTGTGGTTTTAACTAATGTTAAAAGTAAATATTTAAATAAGACGGCAAATGAATGTAATGAATCTGAATTAATCGAAGAAGTATATCAACAATTGCGATTAATTTATAAGAATATACCAAGACCAACTCTTTATTTCAATAATAATTATTATGATTCTAAGAAAAAACAATGGCATTCGCGCGAATGTGCTTTTGTAAAAGTTCCTAATTATAATTATCTTGATTTTAAAAGTAATAAATATTCAAATATTTATTCATTGGGAACTCATAATGGCAAACAAAAGAATTCTTTCACTTCATTAGAATCTGCTATAAGTAATTCAATAAAATTATCAAATATTATTTATAATAAAAATAAAAAGATAAAAAGATGTTTTGATATCAGAGATTTAACAATTATAATTATTTCATTAATTCTTTTATTTTTAATAATCAAATTATATAAATATAATTATAATAATTAATATAAAATGGATAGTGTAATTAATCAAGATTCTTTTAATGATTTGTTATATATAAACAACTCTAATGTAAATGATTCTAATGTAAATGATTCTAATATTAATGATTCTAATATTAATGATTCTAATATTAATGATTCTAATATTAATGATTCTAATATTAATGATTCTAATTTAAATGATTCTAATATCAATGATTCTAATTTAAATGATTCTAATATAAATGATTCTAATATCAATGATTCTAATATTAATGATTCTAATTTAAATGATTCTAATTTAAATGATTCTAATTTAAATGATTCTAATATAAATGATTCTAATATCAATGATTCTAATATTAATGATTCTAATTTAAATGATTCTAATTTAAATGATTCTAATTTAAATGATTCTAATATTAATGATTC